AGTGGAAGTAGTAATAAAGACAATGTTAATATATTAAAAATATCTGCAACTACTCCAATTAAATGCAGAAGTATTTCTTTAAGAATTGCAAGTGCTGGAACTACTGAAACTTATTTAGAAATAATTAGTATTGGAATTAGGTATAGACCTATTACAACAGCAGCTGTAATAACTGAAACAAGTAGTAGTTAATAATGTCTCAAGGTAAAATAGATAATATATTAAGCAATCAACCAGCTAATATTAAAACAATGAATAATGGAGATATGATTACTCATGCATCTGGTAAAAATCTTTTAAGCTATTTAAAACATAATAATGAAATTTATACATTAAAATGGATAAAAGAATCTGAAAGAGTTAAGCCTGATATTAAAAAAAGAATTATTAGAAAAGATGGTAACGAATTAAAAACAAGTAATTATGAAAGAAATTTAAATGGATTTAAAATAGATAAAAAAGGATCTGCTGAGTTTCAAAGTATTGCAACAAGAGGATCAATTAATGATTTAAAATGGAATTTTTTTACCGGTACTGCTCCAGCTAAGAACAATAAAGAGAGTTTTGCACATAAAGTTATTAATGGAAGAAAAAGAATAGTTTGTGTAAGTATGAATATAAAAAGTAATCTTACTTCTAGTGTTGCAAGTGGAAGTATTCCAAAT